TCCCGGAAAAGCTGTCCCCTGTCTGGGACACGAGGCCCTCGTCCCGCTCTACATCTACGGTCATTTCCTCGCCGGTGTCGATATTGGTCAGCCTGCGCCTCCCGGCAAACTCCGCCAGCCGATCCTTCCATTCCTTCTTAATAAATGCCATTAGATTGTACCTATCCCTTCCCCGGCGTATATCTCGCCGCAATAGCTGAGATCTCCTATTGATCTCCCATATGTAAATGCAATGTCATGCATGATTCGCTCTATGTCGTTCCATTTTTGGTATGAGGTAAGGGGCTGCTCTGGCGTCTGTGGGGTGGAGGACGTCACGGCCCATGCATTTCTTATTTTCTGTACATTATCAAGTATCCGCACAAAATCACTTGATCTGGGGAGGTCGCCCTGATTCCATCTTCTGGTCCTTACTGAGAGACGCAGCAGCTCAAACTCCCCTATCAGGCGCGTGTTCCACTCTATCCTATTCAGGTCAAGGACGTTGAGGGCCCCCTTGATGCCAGAGATCCATTCCTCTTTCTCCTCTTCTGTGATTGTGCGATTCAGGTATTTTTCATTTAGCTCCACTACCCGGAGTACATCCTTCTTGGTCCGGTCATACACAAAAACGAACCAGTAGGTCAGGGACATCTGTCCATGGGTATACCGCCGGAGTCTTTCGTGGGAATAATGTCTGAAGAAATCATGGTTCATGCGCTCACCCCACAATAACATATAACGTGTCCGGATGACTTGCCGCGTCGGGGGGCAGTGAAGCCACCTTTCTGATACTTCGCACCTCGGGGGATTTCGTCGGCGCATACGCGGTTTTCTCAGCCTGCACTGTTCCGCTGAGGGATTCCTCGTATTTGATGGATATCTTGTCCGCCCAGCCCTCCACTTGTATATACCCGTTGTTGATGTTGCATACTGTTATACCTGTATAACTACCTGACGGAACAGCAAACCACAGCTTTCCGATACCGTCATACCCAAACTTGACTGGAATGCTGTTTATGCCCTCTGTTGCGGAAACCAGATCCACCTTGGGTAAATACCAGAAATTATTATCATATTGATATCCGTTTACCAGAATTACATACGCATTATAGTCCTGATACAACATCACCATGCAGGAGAGCATCCATCCGACGGCAGAGTTTATATTAACCTTGTAGTATCCCTGCCGCCTCGCCATAGTGCCGTAATGAACTTGCGGGGCAAGCTTCGGGGTCAGCCCAGTATAGTTTTCGGAGTCCAGCTGTTTCCGCCACGGGCCCCATGTGCCGCCGCTCTTCCCCCTTGTGGCAAGCTGCCCTGATCGATAGTCCCCATACATCTGATACGCGTAATCGGAATTGTACGATTGAACAAATTCTGCTCCATCCATTGCGCCATATATATTACCCGTGTTACTTACATAAGATATGATGTTTACCACTCCTGGGTCAAGTCCTGCATCTATATTCAGTGAGTTGAAAAAATTTTTCAAACTATTTGCCGGCCCCCCCACAGTCTCGGAGCCTGCGTATTTAGTAGTATCAGGCAGCGCGCCGATGTCTTCACTGTCAAGCACTACGTTTCCCGTTTTCCCGTTGACCGCGGTAACGGAGCTGCCTTCTATCCGCTCCGCGATCAGCCGGACCTGCTCATAATAGTGCTTTGCGCTGTCTGTGGACTCATCCGGGCGGGCGCCTCCCGTTCCCACCGCATAGCTCTGTGAGTGGTTCGCAGAATCCCGTGCGGCCTCGGCGGCCTCTAGCGCTGCCTCTTTTGCCGTGAGGGCTGCCCATGACGCGGCCTCTGCATTCCCTGCGCTTTCTGCGGAAGCCGCGGCCCCTGCGACGGCCCCTGCCTCCGATTCCTCTGCGCTACGCTGGCTCTCTGCCGCCTCCCGGCTGGATGCCATGGCTTTTTCCGCTTCCGCCCTAATATCGGCCAGATAGTCCGGACGAAGGTGCTTCTCTTCAATGCTCCCCTCCCTGATCTTTACAGATACCTCCCCGCTGTCGCCCAGAACCCAGACGGCAGTGTCGGAGTCCGTGAACTCATACTGGGAAACAAAGGCGGACAGATCCACATATTTCTCGGTGCCGTCGTCCAGAGTAACAATAAGCCTCTGTGTCTCCCGGTCGAAGTCAAAATTCACCGCAAGCTTTTCTAGCAGCGTGTCGATTGTCTTGGTTGACCCGTCATAAAGCGTAAAAACGATGGCGCCATTGCTCCGGTTGAAGAACACGTCCCTGAAAAGTCCCTGGGCGTCTGTCCTGTCAAGCTTTGCCGTATCCAGAGACAGTATCTGGCTGGCCAGATCCCTGAAATTGGAATTGAAAATATCAACATCGTAGTTGTCTGTCTGTTTAGGGTACTGCATACGATTTCTCCTATCTATATTATCCCGGTCTCTTCTCCAGCATAGATTTCACCCGCCATATAGTAATCTGTAAGCATTTTATAATATCCCCTGCATTTTGCAGTGCTTATAAATCCGCCTGCAAGGTCCGTTGTCACAGATTCAATGGATGCAGCGAAATTTCCATGCTTTCTGGAAGGGTTTTCGATTTCCACCATGTCCCCAGCTTTTTCTTCTGAGGCAATGTACTTTGTCTTTATAATCTGCTGCAACTGATAGTATTCCAGAATCTTATTTGCCACATTTTGCGCCGCCACCAGATCAAGCAACGCACCAGAAAATGTTTTTGAATTCCGTAGTTCCCCGCTTTTTATCTTCTCAATACTGGACAGTACTGTCAGTTCTTCTCCAACGTATTTTCGGCCAGTAATAACTACTTCAGACCGCTGCTGGGCCGGGATTTCCAATATCACATAGTATGGCATCTGCTTTATTATCTTCCCGGCGCTTGACATCAACTCGGCCGCCGGACTTGCAAATTGTATCATATGACTCCCCGGCGGATAGCTCCCCTTTGTGATTTCACTTCTCTTTTCTTCCAGCGTCCATGTCTGGTATTTTACATTTATATCCGACACATATCGTTCCATCTCTATTGCCGTCTCAAATTTTCTGCTTCTCCCAATACCAGACTTGACTGTTTTTTTACTGCTGTAAATGGATATTCCTTTCTGTCGTGACGTGTTGATGATACTTCCGCACGCAAACAGCACTTCCCGGAGAGCTTTCTGGCAGGTCTGGATTTTAAGCGTGCCATATAACGGCGTGTCTGCCGTTACTTCATCCACTTCATAATCAGTAATTCCAGCAGACGCCATAATTTCTGCTATGATTCCGCCTGCTTTTTCCCCGTTATACATTCTCCCGTCTATAAAATCTGTGTTTGCCAGCATCCCTTTATAGTCAATTGCCGTCATTTTGCAGATATTCTTTGTAATAGAAGTACTATCCAGAAAAAAAGTTCCAAGTGGTATAACCTCATTGTCAACTCTTTCATAGGCAAGCATGTTTTGCCGCCGTTGAAATGTCTTGTGCATTCCGCTTTGATTCCCCAGGTTGAATTCATCATGTTTATCAATAAATTCAAATGTAAGGGTATCTGTTGATATCCGGTCGCTGATGGGATCCACTTCATTAATTAATTTCCCTATTTTGATTGTATCACTGTTCCAGGTTATGCTTGTACCATATTTAATATACTGCAGCTTTACATTGTGCCATGGAAGAGCTTTCAAAAATATGATCTTGATCTGTCCGTAATCTTCTACCTGATGCTCACAGAAATATACAAGAGCATCAGGAAAAAACTTTCTTTTCGATTTCATGTTCCCGCCAAGATCATACCAGGATATTTCCAGCTCCATGGGATATGTGTCCAAAAAGGTCAATGTCAGCCCTACACTTGTATGATTTTCCGTGAAGCGGATAGAGATCGACTGCTCCGCAGGAAAGGTTCCGTCCGCCACGGACTGACCGGAAGAAAAATACACAAGGTCCTTCGGAACGTCCGGGAACTCCTCCCGACTCTCGTCAAGCACAAAGAAATTGTGTTCAAGGGTACCGTAATCCGGTGCTGGAAGGTTTTCTTTTATCCGACTGATATCTGCAAACATGGCATTGCTGGCTGAAGATTCTCGGGCATTGTCCAATGCTGTCAAGTCATATAGGTTGTAATCAACAAAAAATTCTGTTCTCATGGTCTCCTCGCTGGGGATTTAGCGGTTAATTTACAGGTAAAGCCGGTAAACTCTGCTTCATTGTCCAGGATTTTCTTGTATTCGTCTGATACACTGGATATGTAACCGCGGAATGTGTAGTATCCGTTTTTCAATGGGATGGATATGTCATGGAACTCCACCGGCTCCGTCATTTTGTCCCAAAATGCATCATAATCCGTATCGCCAAAATCGCTGCTCGTACCGGCTGTCAGGGTGTAATTGTAATACACCCCGATCAGCTCCCTCTGCAGTTCTCCATCTTCTGTGCGCTCTGCATACTTGTCCAGGAAATCCGCAGAACGTTTCAGTGAAACCATGGGGATGTCAAAAAATATCCCGTCGACTATTATTCCTTTTTGAAATTTCATCACGTCACCCCCAGCACACTCACATCATATCCACGCCTGGACATGACCGAAAACAGATCATCCAGCACCGCTTCTCCCACATCCACACCATTAATATTCAGTACCACTTTTGTCTGCCCGCTTCTGGCACTTCCAAAGTCAATTCCGGACAGTTCCTCCCGGACGGCCTGCTTGATGGTGTCCAGCGGCGCCTCGATATTTGTTTTTCCGGCCGGCTGGTCGCCCAGGATTGCCATAAATGGATTTCCGCCGCGGATGACGGCTCCGGTGGCCAGGCGGGGGAGTTTTACTTTTGGTATATCTGGTATTTCAGGTATCCCAACAACTCCGGTAACAACATTTATTCCGTCTACAAGCCCGTTTATCAAATCTATTGCCAGATTTAGTATTCCCTCTATGATAGTTGGAATAAGATTAAATATTCCTTTGAAGACATCAACTATACCATTCCAGGCCTTTTCCCAGTCACCCGTGAACACACCTACTACGAAATCAATAAGTCCGCCAAATATATCAAAAATTCCTCCTACAACATCCGATATTAATCCAAATAAGGTTCCGATTGCATCTCCGATTCCTTTTATAATCGGAAGAATAACTGGAAGAACATTTTCAATTATCCAGTCAATAAGTGGCTTCAAGATGTTTTCCCAAACAGCTAACAAGAAATCCCCTACTTTTCCCAGTAACCCAATAAATTTATCTAACATTGGCTGAATATGTTCCTGCCACAAAACATCAAATCCTTCTGCCCACTCCTCCAATATTGGCTGCACGTTCTCGTTCCAGAAATCAAAAAACTTTCCGGCAGTATCTGACAGACCTTCCGCAATGGAATTAAAAAACGGCTTGAGATGCTCATCATACATTTCATTGAATTTATCAAATGTATCTTCTATGCCTTGCTTTATAGTTTCTGTCACTTCTGAGAGAACACCTAAAAAGCCATCCAACGCAGTGCGAAATTTTTCTTTGTTATCTATAAATGGCTTTATGATGATGTTTAGAATGTCTCCGGCCAGTTCTCCGACTATTACACCTAATTCCAAAAACGAATTTGTAAATATCTCTATAAGATTTGCGGTAAGTTGTTGCCCGTTTTCACCACCAAATGCTTCAAAAACGTAAGCAAACGATTCAGCAAAAGAAGCTATCAAATAGTTGATGTCTTCTATGACATCAAACATGGAAATTAGATTTTCTTTAATCTGTTCTTTATTTTCATCAAGGAATATTTCTATTCCTCCGAACAGATTCTCGGCAATAGTTAATCCAATGCTTGATATAGAGCCTGCAATAGAGCCAAGAGTATATGCCACTGACTGTGCCCAGCTATTAGATGCCCCTAATACTGCCGGGTCTGTGAAAATATTCTTTAAGCTTTCCTTTACAGACGAAATGCTTGACTTGATGGATTCCCAACGGTATTCCCAATCCCCCAGACCATCAAAAAAGCCTTGAGAAAAAATATCTTTAAGCTGCCGGGCATACTCAATAACCGGTTTCATAACCTCCTGCACCCGCTGCCAGAAACTCAATACTTCAGTGTCAACCGGAACTTCTTCAAACATGTTTGCCCCGGTCTCTTCCGTTCCAGCTCCCCCGCCGGATGTATCTTCTTTCTTTTCCAACACATCCAGATCATCAAATTTGGCTAAGGCTCCCCTCGCCTTGTCTGCCGCTTTCGCCGTGCCGCCCAAAGATTTGTTGTAATCATCCTGCACTTTTTTGGCTTTTGTGAACGTGCTTTTCCCACTCAATACGGCGATAAACTGCGCCACGTACGTCATGGCTGTAGAAATAGCACTTACAAGCTGTGTAAGCCATGGTATAACCATCTGGACGATAGGGGCAAATGCCGCGGCAAACTGATTCCCCAGCGTCGACATGGCATTCTTCATATTCTGGATATTCTGTGCATAGGAATCAGAGTATCCGGCAAAGTTCTCAAAGCCTTTTTTCATGCCGGATATCATGGCGTTAAAACCCTTGGATATCCAGTTAAAAATCAAGAGAGAAAGGGCGATGCCTTTTAATCTGCTTGTGAAATTAGACAACAGTGCGCTGCTTTTCTTTGTTCCCTGCGCTACTGCAGTAAAAGCTTTGTTTGCAGATTTCCGCATTTTATTAAACTTCTCAGGTACACTTCCAAGGTTCTTCCGGTACTCTTTAATCTTACCGTTTACCTCTTCCAGCTCCCGGTTTGCGTCCTCATACTGCTGGTAGCCCAGTCCGACACCTGCCGCTTCCATATCTTTGATTTCTGATATTAGCTGTCTGCGGCGTTCCAGCAGATCAACGATCTCCTGATTGGATACTGTGGCATTCACCCTTATCTGGTCAAGACGCTGTTCTTCTTCCGCTTCAGCCTGAATTTTCGTCTGGCGTTCCGCCTCTTTTGCAGCAAGCTTTGCCTCGTTTTCGGCCTGCCTCTGGATACGCTCGTTTTCTCTTTGCAAGGCCCTTTCTGCCTGCTCCTCTGCCCGGCGCTGGGCCGCTTCTCTTTTCTCTGTCGCTTTCGCTTCCTGTTCGGCGATCTTCGTCTGGCCGGAGTCTGTCTGTTTGTTCAGCTCTGCCTGATAGGCTTTTACGGCATCTGTGGCATTTTTCCAATAAAGATAAAGCTGGTCATAATCTTCATCGCCAAAAAATTTCCCCTGGCCCTGAAGCTCCTTCAAGGATCTTGCGTACTCTTCGACATCTATTCTGAGCTGGTTCCAGTGTTCATCTATTTTATCTACTTTTTCAGTTTGTTCCTCGATAGCTTTAATTGCGTCTTGATTATATCCGGGTGTTGAAATAGGCGCACCATACCTAGGCTCTTCTGGCACGTAAGTCGCCGTCTGACTCCCTCTTGCCCTCTCAACTGCCCTCTTAGCAAGTTCCTCAATCCTCTTTTCTTCTTTTTCAATGTCATCAAAAGCTTCTTTTAATTCTTTTTTTGCAGTGGTAGAATCTACCTTTATTTCTACATCGGAATTTCCGGAAATGTTTTCTGCAAGCCTTCTGGCTTTTGCTTCCAGTTTCTTCCCATCATCGTCAAAACCTTGTATATCTATTCCCGTTCCTATCCTTATACTTCCATCATACTCTGCCACGATCTCACCACCTTAAAAATAAAAAAGTGCCACAGACGCGCATTACACGCATCCATGACACCGTTTAGTCCTTCCCCTATGCCAATTCATAGGGTGCTTTGATTTAGTTATGATTATTGTATCATTATTTGAGAATGAATTTGTACCAAATTAAAAGAGCAGTATTCCTACTGCCCTTTCATAAAATCATTTCTTTTTCCAGTTCCTCTTTTCTTTGCTGCATTATTCGTCTTGCTCTTCTTTGCCCCGTTCATCTTCTCGCGCATTTTCGCCACGCCGTAAGGATCACAAGAACTGTCGTCCAATATAAAGCCACCATTTTTTGTTTTTGGCATAGTAATTATCTCCTTTCGATTACTCCATACCGATATCCATACTTTTTAGAATTGCTTTTAAGCCATTCACTATTCATGCTATTTAACTTTGCTGTAAGCCTTTTACATTCCCTATAATACCGTACTGGGTCTGTATGCTGATATTTTCTTATTTGGTTATATTCTTTATCGGTTGTTTGCTTGTTTCTATTATACGCCTCTGTAAAGTCTTTTGCAAACTCATTTCGTGGAAAATTACCGCTTATTTTCGTAAGCTGATATGTACGTTTTTCCCCGGTCGCCCTAATTGACTTCAATTCACGAGAAGTTAAAAGAGAAATATCTGTTCCGCTGAAAGTGCTATTAGAAGGATGGTTATGCGTCAGATTTGACCCTTTCATTTTTGCAAGCTGATCCGGCGTAAACTGCACATAGTTAGTCGCCCCACTGCTCTCAGTAAAGATAGTATTTCCCTTGTTATCAAGTAGAACTGCCGTTTCCACTTTATCTTTGTATATCTTACTCTCTGCCGTTTTTATGGCACTTGAATATCCTTTGCTTTCAAATGCCGCCCCTCTACCTCCCATTACTCACACTTCCTTTTCGAACCGCTTATGGAACGGCGGTATCTGCATTATATTTCCCCGACATTCCTCCGGCACTTTCCCATAAAAGAGAACCGTTTCCGGACACAACCGCTCTATCATGGCATTATATCCGGCAAGGAACAGTGCTTTCTTTTCCCGGCTATTTGTCGCGCCAACGGAAGATACTGCAACCACTCCGCCTATTGGCTCGCCATCAAAACACCATTCAAAGCTATCCGGCGTACTCCATGAGATTGTCGGAATCACATTCACGCCGTTTTCTTGAAGGTATGCGCCCACCCAGTGCTTGCGGTAGTGATTGTATATCTGGATGGCTTTCGGGAAGTCGGTGTATGTAGAGAAATCCGGGGACATAACGTGCGTGAACTGCCGGAACATACCAAGGTACTTGTCGGGATTCTGCCAGCAAACTGAAAATTGATAATCGTCCAGAAAGAAATGCACTCCCTTGCCAGCTCTGTTCTTTTCACTTCTGGCGTAGTTAAAGCCTATCCAGTCGCATTCTTTGTACTGTGTCGGCTCTATCTGTGGTATGTCGTATTGCCCCACGCCATCAAATATGCGCTTTTGTAAGTTTTCATAGTTTTTGGATTGGCGATACATTTTATTTTCCTTTGAGTTTCTTTTTCATAATATCAACAATTACACGGCTGTATGGATTGGCCTTTGATTTGTTTGTGTATACATCAGCTACAGCTTCTGCAATTGTCTCAGACGGTTTTGTTTGCCCATAACCAGATATTTGGGGCGAACTTCCATATGTTTTCTTTGCTTCTCTAATAATTTGTTTTTCTATCTTATATGATTTTCTTGCTTTTGCTTTTTCTAAAACAGAGCTGCCTTTCATGGTTTTGTTAATAATTTCATTAATAATCAAATGACCTGCTTCGTGTGCGCCGGTTCCATAAAGCCCATTTGTGACAAAATAACCGTTTCTGCTTTCTGAATTTTCTTTTGCTTTATCCAAACTTGAATACACTCTTTTTGAAAATACCAAATCATTAAAACCATTAACTCCCATTATTTCGCCTTTTTCATCAGTTCCGCTAATCATATTGATTGCTGATAACGGAATTCCCATATCGTGCAAAACATCTCTAAATCCGGAAAGGGATTGCTCAACAGCAGTTTTGTTGAGATTATCCATATCATCAAACCGGATTCCGGCCTTTAAAAAAGATTGAATTGTGCTTTGAGAAGATAAACCACTCGTTCCACCTCTACCGCCCATATATGCTACGCTCCTAATTTGATTTCACAATTTTCTTCTCAACTTCCAGAATGACAATCCCATCCTTATTCCGCTTGACCTCTGCCGTGTTGCCGCGCTCTGCGATCTCCCGGGCTGTCTTTCCGATTTCTTTGTCCGTCATATCATATCCTCAAATGCTTTCTGAGCCAGTTTCTTTGCTTCCTTGATTTTCTTCTGCTCTTCCATCATATGGTCAAAATCATCAATGGCCTGTTTCTGACTGTCTGTGTATTCCACTTCCTTTGCCTGGTCAAGCGCATACACCTTTTTGAGCTCCGTATACGCCTTTCTTTCGTCCTTCCCCATCCTTGATGTGATTTTCTTCGCCCGAATGTCTATAACGCGCGTATAGGCGCATTCTGGCAGCGTGGTGAGCAGCCCCATAAACTCCCAGAAGTGCAGCTTTTCCGCATTCAGGTTTATCCCGTAGTGCTGCCGGAATGCGGAATAGATGCGCCACTGGTCTATGTCGTAATCCGTCACGCGCGTCTTGTCAATCTTGCTGTTGTGATCGTGGTTCCAGTCTGTGAGAAACCACATAAGCCCCTCAACCGCCGTCTGTTCATCAGGAATCGGCAAAGGAGTTCCATCCTTATCCTCCTGCAGAAACAGGAGAGACAGGGCAACCCCTATCTGCTCCTGCTGTGACAGTCCTTCGTTATCAAACGCCTGCATGATCTGTATGCCCGTCTGAAAATCCGAATCGATCGGGAATCCCCTGTATTCTATTGGCAGCTTATCCAGCAAAACATTGAACATCACTTACTCCTTGCGCCCTTGCGGTTCCGGCTGTATATCAGGCTGATCTTCTGGCTGCGCTCTTTTGCGTACTGGTTAAGCAGAGGCGTGATCTGGTCGAAGAAATCCCCTATAAGTTCCACACCGGGAGTCTCGATGCCTACAAACACCTTCCTGCAGCATCCATCGCCAAACAGCTTGTCCAGCTCTGCACATGTGTACCGGCAAAGCTCAGAATAGAGCTGTATGCTGTCCACAATGGCATCCACATCATCGTTCGGCTTGCCCTTGTGCTTATCGGACAGCACCGACGCCCTCTGTTCGATCTCTCCCTGCTTCTGCTCAAAGTTCTTCATCACCGCGCCGAAGCGCTCATAAAATGCTGTGTCACTGATCGGAATGCTGATATACTCTCCGGCATCGTTTACTTCGATATTCTTTATACCACTGTCTACCCTTAATTTATCCATTCTTCATATCCTTTCAGAAACAGGGTGTGCCCGGAAGGAACGCACCCCATTATATTAGTTGCCTTAATGCCTCAATCACTCAGGCTTTTGCTGCTTGTCCTGGCACCCTGTTCAGGTGATTCAGATGCTGCGCCCTCTACAAAGGTATATGTTCCATCAGTGATCGTGATCATCCCCTCTACCACGTTTCCGTTACCATTAAGCTGTATGGATGAGGTAAGTGTTTCTCCTCCGGATCCGCCGGTGGATGATGGAGCCGCGATGACCGGCACCTTGATGGCCTTGTACTTGCCATCCGATACCTTGTCCGTTTTGTAGAATCTGTAGTACTCCGTCTCTGCATTCTTGCCGGTGGGAAACTTGCGGAACGCCTCATCTATATACTCCTGTGCCTCATCGGAAAGATGGTCGCGCTCCGGCGACATGGAAAACGCATACCCGTTCAGAGTACTTGCCTTCGCCTTCATGTTTACATATTGTTTTTCTTCTGTTTCTGGAGCCCAGTCCTCTGTAAGCTCCGTAAATCCGTCTCCCAGCTCCAAAATGTCTGACGTGGTGCCCCCCATCCACTTTCCAAAGTCAAGCAGGGACACCATGTTTGTTCTGTCATTTGCCATTTGTTTATTCTCCTTTCTTAAAATATTCCATTACTGCCGCCGCTGCATAAATAATGCTTTTATCTTGCCCTGTCTCATCTTTATAAGGCACGGCGTTAGTTGCAGTTATTCTTGTTATTGTTCTGTTATCCGTCAAAAGTGGTAAGTTATCTGTGCTTTCTAACCACTTCATAACTTTTCCAACAAATGCTTGCGAATTGATACGCTGCGGGGATGTCTTAGGGTTGCTTTTATATGCCAGACGAAAATAAACTTCTGCATTAAAGCTTCCGGATACATATTTTTTTGTATACCTTCCTCCATCTACTAAAACAGCAAGCGATACACCAGCGTCTAATTCGTCATACTGCGCTGTCACATCCGGGTCGCCCGGCTCACTTGGATACTGCTTCACCAACTCCCACAAGGCTTTTTCGATAATGTCATATTCCGTTGCGCTTAATGGTTCAATTTTTGTTTGTTCGGGCATAGGCTAATCACCACAGATTTTCGAATAGATAGCCTTGATAACTTCTGCGTCATAAAGAGAATTGTGTTTCTCTCCATCAATCTGCTGTCCGCACAGTTCAGAAACAATGTCTTCTCTGCTCTTGTCAAAGGCTTCTTTCTCGGAAATTCCATAATGCCTTGCAATATCCTGATTGATGTCGTAGCAAGCCGCCGACACATTCCCAGGCAAATCAAATGCACCACCAAACAAATCAATCAGCAGAACAAAGTCATAATGGCAAACATCGGAAACAAACTGCACTTCGCCAAACTGTTTAAGCCAGTTTTGAAGCATAACTGAAATTGATTGTTTTGTTCCAATGTGATAATCCGGCATATATGTCTTTTCTGAGTAATGCTTTCTGTAGTGCAATTTGTTTACCACATTTTCCAAAATCCATTTGTCTTTATGAACCGACTCCCAGTCAAAATCAGTAAACTCCGCATAAAACCGCTGTCCGTTCTCTGCTACAATGCCGATACTGATAAGTGTTGTGTCTTTTCTTAAACCAGTAAATTCGCAATCAAAAAATAATTTCAACTTTATTTCCCTCCAATCTCAAACCTCGATATCAGCGTATAAACGGATTACTCTGCCGCCTCATAGGTCTTTTCAAAGATGTCCGGCTTGCAAGGGTAAAACTCACCATTTACACCCTGGATAATATAATCCCCTACACTTGCATGATGAACGCCCTCCAATGTCTTAATGAATAACTCGCCCGGCTGTCCAGCGAGTTCTCCA